TTGACCACGGAGAACCCGCCGTCAGACCACGGGCACCTCGTCGTCTCCGACGACGCGAGCCAGCCGGCTGACGCCGAAGCGGCTGACCGGGCCGTGGAGCAGTCCAGCGGGCTGCACGCCGCCGACGTCCCCGGCCTCGAAGAGCGCCAGGTCGGCTGAGCATGAGCGAGCACACCGGCGCCGCGGTGCTGCTCATGCTCTCAGCGGCGGACGGGGAGCGGTTGGCCGTCGACGGGGGCGAACCAGCCGCGACCCTGCACACCACCGTCGGCTACCTCGCCCGGCCCGTCACTGACTACAGCGACACGGAGCAGGTCGAGATCGTCCGGGCACTCCGCGAGGTCGTGGCCGACACCGCGTGGCCAGTCACTGCCGATGCGTTCGGGACCGCTCACCTGAATCCCGACGACGACGAACGCGACCCGTGCGCGGTGCTGCTGGTGCAATCCACCGAACTCGCCTCGGTCCACGATGCCGTGACGGCAGCACTCGGCGAAGAGTCATCGACAGTGTTTCCGGTCTGGGTCCCGCACATCGCCCTCGCCTACAACACCGACCCGAGCGCGCTGCCCGACGGCATCACCGCCGACCCGCTCACCTTCGACCGGCTGGTTCTGAGCTGGGCCGGCGAACAGATCGACATCACGCCACCCGACGCCACTGAGACCACGGTGCGGCAGTTCGCGGCCGGATGGGCCCGGGCGACCGCGAAGCAGCCGCTGCCGCTGACCGAGCGGGCCCGGCGCGCCTGCCACGCGGCAATCCGGGTCGCTGAAGCGTCACCCCAACTCGCCGGCTCCAACGCGACCCTGCAACTCGGACAACTCGAAGGCGTCTGGGCCGTCATCTACGCCCGCCGTGCAGCCGTCGAGAAACTGCACGGAGCCGCGCTCGGCGACGTCCTCACCGCGATCGCTGACCTGGACTGGTCCCACATCCTGAACCGGGCCCGCGGGTACCTCCTGGCCGATTCGCAGCTGACCGGTAAGGAACTCGCTCGGTTGCTCGGCCGCGACGTCGAGAACCTGATCAGCAGCGAACTACCGCGCGACGTCAACCAGGCTTGGCGGCTGGCGATGACCAACGCACTGACCGCTGCGACCGCTGAAGGGCAAACCGCCGCGCTGGCGCTCGTCGGCCAAGCGGCTGGCGTCACCATCGACTGGAACCTGGCAGCAACCTCGGCCATCGACGCGCTGCAAGGATCGCAGGTCGCGTGGGACATGTCCTCAACCTGGATCGAGCAGCAGGTCCACGGCATCGGCTACCAAGCCAGCCAACTGATCACCAGCATGTGGGCCGACGGCGCCGACCCGGCCGACATCGAAACCGCGCTGGCCGACCTGCTGACCGTGAACACTTCGATCGCCTCCGTGCTGCTGGACTCCGCGATCGGGCAGGCGCTGTCCGCGGGCGCACTCAGCACCTACATCACCGCAGGTGTGCAGTACGCCGACTTCATCACCGCCGGCGACGGCCGGGTCTGCGCGACCTGCGGCCAAGCCGAAGACGACAGCCCGTACCTGCTGGAGGAATGCCCCCAGCCCGGCCTGCACGGCCGCTGCCGCTGCGCCGTCGCACCATCTGACTACCAGCCGACGGCCGCGGCGCTCGTGCTGCTCGACACCTACCGAGACACCGAAGTGGAGGACCTCGCCGCATGACGACTCTGACCGGCACCATGCTCGTCCCCGGCGTGTCCGGCAACGGCCGGCTCTACACCGCCGAGGTGATCAGCAAGGCCTACCAGCGGCTGTCCGAACGCCTCGCCGACGACGACGCGCTGCCGCTCACCATGCTGACCCACCACGCGGCCGGCGACGACTCCAAGGAAATCGTGGGCCACCTCAGCAGCGTCACCCTGAACGGTGAGAACATCGACTACACCGCCGAGCTGGCCGACACCCTGCCGTCTAAGACCATTGAGAATTTGGTGAAGCCCGGGCCCGACGGCAAGCCATCCCTGAAGTCGGTGTCCATCCGTGGTTGGTGGCTCGGACCGGTCGAGACTAAGACCCACCAGGGGCAGCAGGTCACCGCTGGCGACGATCTCGAGATCGACGGGCTGGACTTCACCAAGAACCCAGGCGTCACCGGCGCCACCGTCGCGATCGCCACCTCAACCGGCACCACCGAGACGGACGGCCGGACGCTGATCACCGAGGCCGTCACCGCGCGGGTCATGTTCGCCGAAACCGTCGAGGAGACCGCCGTGTCCACTGCCCCGAAGCCCATGTTCGCCGACCTGGGTTACCGCAGCGACAAGATCAAGCGGTTCCCCATCGACACGCTCACCGCAGCCGAAACGTCGTGGGAGCGGGTCAACACCGCCACGGTGTCCGAGAGCTACACCGCCCCCCAGCTGAAGCGGATCAAGGGCCGGATCAAGGAATCCCTCAAGAAGCATGGAGCGCCTGACATGACCGAGACCACCGACCCCGCCGCGGCCGAAATCACCGAAGGCGCCATCCGGCTCAGCGACGTCACTGAGTGCTATGACTGCTGGGGCGATCCGGTCGGCACTGCCGGGTTCAGCATCTCCGCCTACAACGGCCCGCTGACCGTGTCGGTGTCGGCCTACAGCGGCATCGACCCCAAGGATCTCGCCGGGGTAGCGACCGCGGCGATGAAGGCGGCCGTGGACGCAGTCCATGCGCTGGACCCCGACGACGACGGCGACCTCGACACCGGAACCTCGGGTGTCGAGACCGACGACAACATGGAAACCGCTCCCAACCAGAAGGAGGCCCCCGTGGCCGAGACCCAGGCCCCCGCGGCCACCACCGAGACGAAGCCGGCCGAGACCGACTCGCCGATTACCAAGGCCCAGCTCGACGCCGCAGTCGAGACCGCCGTCACCGCGGCGCTCGCGGCCAGCAAGACTCCAGCCGCTGAGACTGCACCCACCGGCAACGAGGCCACCGATGAGGCCGTCACCACTCCGGTCGACGAAGCTGCCCTGCGCGAGTCGATCCGCACCGAAGTCACCACCAGCCTCATCGATGAGATGCGCAAGAACGGCACCCTCGGCCGCAAGGGCCTCGTCGAAAAGCTCCAGGAGCAGGGCGCCCCGGCCAAGCCCGTGCACGAGATGAACGAGGACGAATTCACCGCCTACCGCAACAGCCTCTTGGAGACCCTCGTCCCCCAGCGGTAAGCACCACCAGCACCAACCCAGACCGACCGCTCCGCGCCGCGGAGTGCCCCTTGGCAGTAATGGTCACGCCTCCCGAGCCCGCACCACCCCGGTGCGGGCTTTCGCATGACCAGCCAAGGAGAACAGCATGTCCGAACTCACCGAGGCGCTGACCGCCGCCAATGTCAGCGCCCTCATCCAGAAGCAGATCGACCCCCTGCTGCTCGAGTACCAGCGCCGGTTCGCGCCGCTGCTGCGCGCGATCACCAGCCAGAAGTGGGGCTCGACCCGCTACAACTTCAACCAGCGCAACTCCCGCGTCGCCGGTGGCTTCGTCACCGACGGCGGCGCCCGGCCGGTGTCGAACTCGGTGTACGCCCAGAACGGCTTCGACATGAAGAACCTGCAGGCCGTCGGGTCCGTCACCGGCTACGCCGAGGAAGTCACCCGCGACCTCGTCGGTGACCTGCGCGCCACCGAGATCGAAGGCGCCGTCCAGGGCCTCATGTGGGACATCGAGAACGCGATCGGGTGGGGCTGCGCCGGCGCGACCCAGTTCGGCCCGTACCCGGAGTTCGACGGCCTCGACGTGCAGGTCTCCAACTTCTCCGGCGTGGGGCAGAACGCCTACGACCAGGGGGGCGCCTCGTTCGCGTTGCGGCACCTGGACGTCCTCATCGACAGCGTCGAGCAGAACGCTGCAATGCCGGTCTCGGACTCCTCGTGGATGTTCGTCATGTCGACCACCGCGAACTCCAAGATCGCGCAGCTGCTGACCAACCAGCAGCGCTTCACCGGCGACCAGCGGGTCGAGATCGCGCCCGGCCTGAACGTGCCGTCCTACCGAAACGTGCCGATCGTGCCGAGCTCGTTCTTCGGCTCGCGTGGCACGTCGATGACCACGGTCGCGGCGGCGACCGCGACCACCGGCGGCACGTTGGCCGCGGCTGCTTACAAGTACGTCGTCACCGCGGTCCTGGCCCGCATGGGTGAGACCACGGCCTGCGCTGAGGTTTCGGTCACCGCAACCAGCGCCACCTCGGTGAACATCCTGTCCTTCACCCCGCCCGCGGGCTATGAAGGCGGCACCGCACTGGTCTACAAGGTCTACCGGACCACGGGTGCCACCGGCACCGAGACCCTCCTCGGCTACGTCGATGCTGTCGTGGGCCTGCAGGGTGACGGTGTGACGCCGATCCTGGCGAACCAGATCGTCGACACCGGCGCGGCGCTCGTGCCTCAGCAGTCGGCCGGCCCAGTGGTTCCGGCGGCCACCCCGGCCGCGTATGTCGGCACCAACGCGGGCATGCTGCCGCGGATGTCCGGCGGTGAGGACGTCAACCTGATGTCACGGCGCAAGGATCTGATCCTTCGCCCGTACGTGCGCGACATCAAGCCGATCGACGTCTACCCGACCGTCGTGGCGCCGGACACCCTGCCGTTCGCGCTGGTGTCCGACACCTGCCTCGCCGTCCGGGCACCGAAGTACGCCGCCCGGCTGCGGAACGTCGTCGCCACCCTGTAGCACCCGCTGTGGTGGCTGGCCGGCTGGGTGATTAACCCTGGCCGGCCAGTCGCCCTTACCCCGACGAAGGAGCAGTCCCATGGCGTTCCTCAAGACCGGCCGGTACCCCGCGGCCGCGCCCGGCGGTTACGAATGGCCTGACGGTGCCACGGTCGTCGATGTCCACCCGGAGTTGGCGACCGAGCTGCTTCGGATCCAGGGCGCACAGTTCTCCGAGGTGCTCCCCGGCGACCCGGACTACCCCGAGCCCGAGCCCGTGCCCGCGAAGGTCGACCTTCGCAGGCGCACCCCGGTCACCGAATAGCCGAAGGAGGCCAGCATGCCCACGGACAACCCGATAACGCTGGCCACCTCCGAGCAGTTCATGCGCACCGCATGGAAGGACCTCGCGGTCAACCTGGAAAACGGTGAGCTCGACAGCATCATGGTCCAGGCCACGAGGGCCTGCGAATCGGTCTGCAAGCGACGCCTGGCGCCGTTCACGGTCATCGAGACGCACCGCGCCGAAGGCATCGACCCCGACGAATACGGATCCGGTCTGGTGTCGGTGCCGATGGACCTCGCCGGCGCGATAGGGCGTTCCTACGCCGGGGCGCTCGGCGCCAGCGACCTGGTGCGCCATGTTTGGCTGCAGCAGTACGCCCCGCAGTTCCAGGAACTGTGGACGCCCTACGAAGTCACCAAGCTGGTCATCTTCCGCTCCGTGGGAGGGAGCCAGTCCGTCAACGTCGGCGGAGTCGTCGGCCCCGAACCCGACACCGGCCACATCCTCTTCCCGGTCGGCACATTCCTACCGATCGGGTCGATAATCCGGGTGACTTACATCGGCGGGTACTCCACCACCCCCGCCGACCTGAACGCTGCGTGCCTTGCGATGGCCGGCTCGATCGTCCTTAAGCGGCTGGACCCGTCGATCGGCACCGGTCATGACCCCGGCTCGCTCCGCGACGAAGCGGTCGAACTGCTTGACCCGTACATGCGCGACTAGGCATGCCGACCAAGCGAAAACGGCGCCGGTACAAGCACAAGCGGGGCTATCACTTCAAGCTGAAGAAGCCGCGACGGAAGTACCAGCACAAGCGCGGCTACCACTACAAACTGAAGCACCCTCGTAGGAAGTACCGCCATAAGCGGGGCTATCACCTGAAGCACAAGCGGCGGTCCTCCAAGGGCAAGATTCACCGCCGCCGAGGCTACCGCCTGAAGCACAAACGCCGGTCCCCGAAACGCAAGGTGCACCGCCGCAAGGAGCACCGCCGCAAGGTACACCGCCGTAAGCACAAGCGGGCATCCCCGAAACGGCACCGTGTCGCTCACGCCCGGCGAGCCCGGACGAAGAAACCTTCCAAGGCGCAGTTGCGCAGGGTGAAGCTGCACCACCACCGCAACCGGCTCAAGGACCGGCGACTACTCAAGTCCCACCATCTGGTGCAACGCCAACAGGGCTGGCAGCGCCGGACCGTACCGACCCGGCAGGCCCGGGTCCACGCGATCCGCGAACACCGGTCCGCTGTCCGATCGAGGAGGCGCTGAGTGTTCTCCGACGCACTCGACCGGGAAGCCGCGTGGCTGGCTGAGGACTCCGGTGGTGGCCTGCCGGTCCTGAAGCGACCGGTAGGCCCGTTCGAGATCATCCAGCCACGATGGCCACGGGTCGCCTCCACCCGCAAGACCAGCATCTACGTCCTGCGCGCTCCGGGAATGTCCGGGCGGATCCAGCGGACCGCCGGCCAGCGCAGCATGCTCACCACCCGGTTCGTGTTGCACCTGAAATGGCCGCTCACCAACGGCGCCGGGTCAGCAGAAGCTGAGCAGTTGCTGTTCGAGCAGGCCATCGACCATGTCCTGACCCGAGTCCAGGGCCCGTTCGGCGACAAAACCCACGGCGGCCGGTTCCAGTCGGTGGCTGAAAGCCCGGACTACATCGACGTGGACTACAGCGACCCCGAAAGAGGAATCGCCGACGGCGGCATCTTCACCGCCACCATCACCTACTCGGCTGATGACCCCGACTTCAACAACTGAGGAGTTCCGCGTGCAAACCAACGACACCGGCTACGCGATCACCGTCGGCCCGGACAAGGACGGCAATCATTTCAGCGTCGAACCCGGCGCCGGGTACGAACTGCCGGACCCGCCGGTCAGCGAGACCGAGACCGAGACCACTCAAGCCCATGACCCGCCGGAGGCACCTGATTGGCGCGCGATCATGCGCAGTGCAGCCGAGGACGCGAAGCTCCCCGCCGAGAGCGGAAGCACCTCCGGCGGCGACGAGGACGCGCCGAACCCGACGACCGACACCGACCCGAGCGCGGGCGACTCCCAGGAAGCTAACAACTCATGACCTTGCTCGCCCGCCTGTTCACCCTGGGCATCGCGAAGGAACCCACCCCGGCCGCCAACGGCATCGCGACCTACCAGACGCCGACCCGTTGGATTCCCGCCACCGGCCCGAAGATGGAGGACGTCGTCGCCGAACTGCGCGACGAGTCGCTGCGCGGCAACGACGCTGTCCTGCAAGGCATCTACGGCGGCGCGTCGAACTCGACCTTCGACTACAGCATGCCGCACCTGTACCCCGACGTGATCGGTGACAACCTCCGCGCCGTCGTCGGCCCTGACACCGTCATTCCCGGCGTGGCGACCACCCTGTCGGCCGCGACGATCGCAGGCGCCACCTCGATCACCACCCCCGTCACCATCCCCGCGGGCTCCACGGTGCGGGTCGACACTGCTGGCAAGACCGAGTACTTCATCTCCGGCGCCCCGACCGGGGCCGGCCCGTTCACCATCCCGGTCACCACCGGGCTGGGCGCCGGTGGCAACTCCCTGCAGTTCGCCCACGCCGCGGCCGTTGTGGTGCAGACCGCAGCGCTGCACACCTTCGCCGCCGACCAGCGCGCCACCGCGATACCGACCTACTCGCTGACGAAATTCAACAAGATCGAAACCCGCGGCTACCCGGGCTGCGTCGAATCCGACCTCAACATCAAGATCGACCCGAAGGGCGCCGTAACCGCCGACGCCAAATGGATCGGCTTCCCGTCCGCGACGCAGACCAACGCCACCCCGGGCTACACCAGCGCTCAGCCGTTCCTTGGTTGGCAGTGGGCGATGACCTTCGGCGGGGCCGTCTGCACTCGAGGCATCACCGGCGACTGGAGCTTCAAGCGGGCCACCGCCCCCATCCACGCCTCCGACGGCACCCAGGGCCCGCGTGAGGTGTGGGCCGGTGCGATCGAATGCGACTTCAAGCTCAAGGCCATCTTCGAGAACAACCTCGACCTGGCCCAGTTCCTCGGCTACACCACTGTGCCGATCGTGAATACCCTTACCCAGCCGCTGGCGCTCGGCGGCTCGGTGCTGACCATCACCTCGTCCGGGCAGAAGTTCGTCAAGTTCGTCGAGGACCCGTCGGGCACCTATCTCGCCGCCGACATCGACTCCTCCGGGGCGTTCAACGCCACCGATAACGGAGTCGCGACGGTCACCCTGTCCAACTTCGTCAACACCGCCTACTGAGCCGACCACCCACTCCGCCACGACTGAAGGAGCCCCATGGGCCGCTACGCCAAGTCCACCATCCGGCAGGACTTTCCCGACCTCTCCGAAGACGACGATCTGATCTTCGTGATCATCCGCAACCCCAGGACGCTGCCCATCGACCAGCTCACCCCCGACACGCAGGTCGAAGTGGGCGCCGATGGCCAGCCGGTCGACATGGGCGCCGGTAAGGCCGCGACCTTCGGCATCATCGCCGGGCTCGTCACCCACTGGCACGTCTACGACGGCACCATCGATGAGGACGACGCACCGCCGCTGCCGCTACCGGCCACCGCCGACCACATCGCCGCCCTGCCGTTCGAGATCCAGAACTGGCTCATCAAGCAGATCGGCGACGTACTCAGCACCCCTCGGTAGCCGACGAGAACAACCCCTGGTTCGACATTCTCGTCGGGATGGAATGGGCAATCGAGCACGGCGGCGAATGCCCGGACGAACTGTTCGACCTTGAGCTCATGGAGGCATTCGGCTGGAGCTGGGACCAGCTGCAGGCCACGCCGCTATATGTGCGGAAGCTGGCGTGGCAGCACCAGCAGATGAAGGCCGAAGCCCGCCGGCATGCGAATGAGGCCGGCCAGAGCTCGCCCGGGAGCAGTCATGCCTGAATGGAAACCTGGCGTGCTGGCCGGTCTGCTTGTCGGCATAGAAGCGGCCGGACTTCGCAACCAGCGCAAGGGTTTGGGGCTCATCACCGCGGCGGTCGAGGCCAAGGCCAAGGCCGAACTATCCCGAACCTCCCACCGAGGCGGCACCCGGTCACCGGCCGCGGCCGGGGCGCCACCGGCGCTGGTCACCGGCACCGGTCGACGCTCCATCGGCCACCAGTATGTCGCTGAAGGTGCAGAGCCCACGATCCGGATCGGGACGATCGCCAACATCTTCCCGCCAGCGGCCAGCTCGACCAACGGATCCCGCGGCTCCACGCCGTCCTCGCAGTACCTGTATTGGCAAGAGACCTTGAAGCGATTCGACCACCCGTTCCTGCTGCCGTCGTTCCACTCGGTGGTCCGCCAGGACGCAGCGGCGATCTGGCTCCGGTCCTTCCGTAGCTGGCCCCGGATCTAGCACCCCCAGCCGTGCCCCATCAGCGCTCGCTGATGCCACGCGCACCCCCGGAACTTTGGAGGTGAGCGCGGTGGAGGTAGCGGATCTGTACGTCGTCCTCCGCGGCGTCAACGGCGAGTTTACGAAGTCGATGAAAGAAGCTGGAGTCGCCAGCGAGCGAGCCGACTCCAAGATTGCCTCCGTCGTGGCGACCAGCAGCAAGATGGCGCTCGGCTTCGGCGTCGCCGCGGTCGCGGTGGGTGTCGAATCGGTCAAGATGGCGGCGGCATTCGACGCCACGATGGAGCGGATCCACACCCTGGCCGGCGTGCCGCAGCAGGCCATCAAGGGCCTGTCGGATGGGGTTCTCCACCTCGCCGGCCAGGTCGGGTATGACCCGCACTCCCTGGCCGACGCGCTGTACCACGTCGAGTCGTCCTTCGCGTCGACCGGCATCACCGGCAGCAAGGCGATGGACATCCTCAAGGTCGCCGCGCAGGGCGCCAAGATCGGCGGCGCGGACCTGGTCGACGTCACCAACGCCCTGGACGCG